CATTAAAAGTTTGTGGTACAATTACATTAACGTATTTACGAAAACCATTTATTCTTCTATACCCACCCTCAATGTCAGGCTCAAAGTTTTCTAAAACTAAAGCTTGACCCGGCTCCATCTGAAACGTGGAACGATTTAAAACTAAACCCCCCTCACAGTTAAAGGAAGCTGGTTGTGTTTGAGAACTATCTGGCATTAACTTATCAACCTATTATTTCCTGATGAATTACTTCTCTCTATTACTGTAGAGCTAAGGTACTCAAATCTGTTAATAAGAAGAGTTTGCATATTCTTAATGCCCTGCTCAAACCTATCAAAATTAATTTGATACTGATTCATCTCGCCTCTATACTGATACACAAAAGCAGTAGCACCATCTACAATAATAGGTTTAAACCTATCTGGAATAGTAGTTAGGTCACCGTGTGCAGATAAGTCATCTGGAAATGTAAAGAAATCAAATACTAGTTTATACTCTTTATCAGGGAACGGGTATAATAAATAGTTATTATCCGGAGTACGAACTATATGATTGGGTAGGCTACCACTTTCAAATTGTGTTACTATTACTCCGCTTGCATAAGCAGTAGCAGTAGTTCCATTAGCACCTCTTGTGCAACCTGTAATAGTATTGCCAGAGATAGCAGTATATGTAATCTGCTCACTACCTACATATACAAAACCTGTTGCAGAAAGACCTGTTGTAGAAACAAGAGTTAGAGTTGTTACAGAATTTGTATGTGTACCGTTTAGTGTAGTAGAAACTATCTCATCTTCTTTGTTTACATAGCCTTTATTAATGTATTCATTATACTTAAGTATTGATAGGCTAGTGCCTGAAGAACCTAAGTCGGAATCTTTTTTTATTCTTGCAGTATTGTAATCTACATGCTTTGCACTAGTAGGTAGAGCATATCTTGCTACACCCGGAACTAGAGTAGAAGTATTAGTAGAATGATTGAAAGGGTAAGAAAATTCTCTTTGATTAATGTAACGTATTGATTCATTAACAGCATTCTTACATTGTATTTGTATTCCCCTAGCATTGTTAAATGTAGAAGAAGTTAATGCAACTTCGTTCATACGGGTGATAACATCGTTAGCTAATGTAAGATATGTAAGTGTCATTATGTTACCTCAAGATGTGGTAAAGGGGCCAACGATTAAGCCAGCCCCTAAAGATTTTTTATGCTAGTAAGTCACGATCAACTTCATTAGCAGTCAAGTCACCAACTTCACTTACGTCCATAAGCATTGCGTATACACGAAGCTTACCTGCACTGAAAGTTGCGCCATCACCAGCAAACGTTAGGTCTAATGTATCAGCAGTTGCCAATACAATAACACCTGCCTGAGCCACTGTTGGAGCATAAGCAAGATCAGCTGCGCCATCAATGTCAAATGCAGCAACGTACTCGTTAGCGTCAATTGCAGTACCAAGCAGGATAGTTGCGTTAGTACCAGTATTCATGGTTGCACTTTCCATGACTTGTACACCAGTCCACAAGATTACTGTGTTACCCGGTACAGTAATACACTGAACAATATCACCAGATGAACAGTCAATAGCCTGTGCAGTTAGATCAATAGTAAGTTCTTGCATGTAAGGTTTACGTGAAGGGTTGCCAATACCACGAGTTGGTGCTAAGAGGGCAGTTAAAGTAGCCATAAGTTATTTCCTCCCTTATGCTGCGTTATATTTGGCAGTGACGATTGCTTCAGGACGAAGAATCTTTCTACCATATAGGTGCATACCACGAACAATGTCAGCAAAGCTGTCAGGGTCACGATACGATTCAGTCTTGTTGATCTGCTCAGCAGTTGCTACAGCAGAATCATGACCAGCTACTAACACTCCAAAATTTACATTTTGATTTGAAGAACCTGATGTGCCCGGTCCTGTGCCTACAGCTGGCAAGTTACTTGAAGAATATACACGGAAACCGTGGAAGTTAGACAAGACTAAACCATTGCGTAATGCACCTGATTCACCGAAATCAGCATTTAGAAAACGTGAGTCTTCGTCAGCTAAGATTTCCATAAATACTGGATCTACAACCAGCCATCTACCTTGTGTATCAACCTGTTGTTGGTCTAGTAAACGCTTCATACGAGCAATAACCATTGCAGGAGATGCAACAGCAGTTGGAAGTGAAGTAGCGCCCGGCATACGTGCAGTCAAAGGAATAGAGTGATCCCCTGCTGAACTTGTTGTTATGTTAGAAAACGAACCTTTGTTTAACTTCATTGAAGTCAATAGTTCATCTGTACCAGCAGTAGCTACAGCAACAGTACCGTTTACTACATCGTTAACAGCACTAGCATTTGTATGAGCAGAAGATTGCTTAAACCCAGACAAGTAACCTAGAACTTCTTGGTCATGGTTATCAGCCAAGCGATAAGCTGCTCGGTTAGTTGCCATATCCATAAAATTAACGTGGGAATGGGCTTCTTCTATATCGTCAATCTTAAAAGCAAAATAATTCGCTTTGTCTACGATTAATGAAAAATCTTCATCGTCAAGATCTTGTGCTGATACCTGAGTACCACGTGAATATTGGCTCACACTTACCTCAGGCTCCTTTATGATTTTCACTGTATCACCTTGGGCACTAATTTCGCCAAAATAATCAGAGTTAGTTATGTCGCCTACGACTGTACTCTTGCGGAAAGCAAGTTGTACTTTTTTGGAATAAATTACAGAACTGAAATTACCGTTTGGTAAGTTCCCGTGTCCTGCTGCAGATGTAAAAGCCATAGTAAATCCTCCGTTAGGTGTTTGGCTTGTGTTTAATAAGCTAAACGAACCGATAAGAGGCTGTACTTTTTAGGGTGCATATAAGTATAAGTCATAAGGATCAGTTATGTAACTTAAGTTATACGGGCCTATACTTGTTCAGGTAGGTCTTATAATTGGTATGTTTATACTTAGAGAGATAGTGTCTTAGAAAGTAAGGTAGTCATGTAATTGTTATGAGGCTTACTAGTCTGTATAAAGACACCTATAGTTATACTTTATACTCTATAGATGTCAATAGTTTATTTGCAATTAACGTGCTCCACCTGTTACGTCATAAGTGAAATTGTCAGAACGTATTGCTTCCATGATTGCATCTGAGTTCTTTTCAAACTCTGACGAACTCATTTTCTGTACCTGAGACTCTGTAAAGCTATTACTAGATTCTTTAGAGTTAGGTTTAGTAGACCGTTTGGTTACAACTGCAGAAGCCGCTTGTTTACTTGAGCGCTTCCGTGTCTTAGTATCCATACCCTTGTCTACTTTATATAAATCAATAACACGAGTAACAGAAGCCGGATCATCTGTATTGTCGTATAGAGCATCACGACACCACTTAGGTTGTTCGCCTGCCCAGTCATGAAACTCATCACTACTACGTAGCTCATCAAAGTCAGGGTGTATTGCTCGGATTTCACTCTCTAGCTTTGTACGTCCTGCCTCTTCTGTAATACGATCAATCTCTTGTAGCCTAGATTCTGCACCAGCAAATTTCTCTGATGCTTTCTTCTCAGCAATAGTCTCAACGATAGCCGCAATGTCAGGGTACTCTTTAGCCCATGCCGCAATATCCTCATCCGACTTAGGTGGGCGAATGTCACCACGTTCTTGTGCGTTATCTAGTTGAGTTTTAAGTAGTTTAATTTCATCAGCTTGTTTGTTTTGGTGGCTACGCAAGTCGCTATAGCGTTTTTTATATGTTCGCTCTTCACCAGTTAGACTTTCATCTTTATCTTCACTGACAGCTTCCTTAGCTTCTTCTGCAGGTTGCTCTTCTTCCTCTTCTTTATCTGCAGACATAAGAGCATTCATCTCTTCTTCTTCTTCTTTAATCCGCCGCTTGTTAGCATTATTGTAATTAGAGTTAACGAACCCTGCTTTTTTGGGTACTACTACTTCTTCTAGTTCAGGCATATTATTTTCCTTTATGTTGGGGCCAGCCGAAGCTGGGTAGCCTTATAGTTTTTTTATAGGATGCTTAGTTTATTTACTTCTTGGTCTTCTTCTTCATTAGTCCGCCTTTATTAAAGCCACCACCACGTTTTGCTTTAGAACTATAGGTTTCTTTACCGTCAACAGTACGTGGAGCACCTCTTTTATCTTCTCTTACCCCACTTTCCCGTTCATATCCCGACTCTGAGTAATCAACTGATTCTTGAACAGACTTTGGATTAAAACGTGATCCTGATGAATATTGACCAGCAGTTTTACTGTCATTGTCTGAACTTACCGGACTTACCGGATTAGTAGTTACTGTATCTACGTAATTCGTTGCACCGTTGAATAGACGAAATTTTTCATAGCCATAAGCATTTACCTCTGGAGTAATACCATATAGATTTCCGTTTATGCCAAGCTCTTCCTCTGTCCTTTTTACAACACCTAATACTTGTAGGTTTGACCAAGATATTGAAGCAGAACTCATATCCTTTTCAAGATTTTTTACTGTTTCTTTTAGTATATCAATCTTTTCTTTAGGAAAACCCTCTATGCCTTCGAGCATTTGTATATTAGCTAATGTCTCTGTTCTAATATTATGTCTTTGATTCCAGTCATTTGTAAGATTACCAAATCCATCTAGCTTACCAATGCCACTATTCTTGTAACCTCGTACACCTTCCTTTGCTCTGGCTTGAGTACTTTCAAACAATCCATCAGGTGTTTTGTAATCATAATCTTTCATATGATCTACCATTTTATCTTGTTCATAATCTTCTTGTCTCTGTCCACGTCCGTCCCTATCAACGTTAGCTGTAGGTGCTGGGTTAATTTCAGGAGGTACTCCTAAAACAAATCCTGGTGGTACAGCAGAGGTTGGCTGATTACTAGTTGGGTCATGTGGTATCTTCATAGTTTTACCTGTGGAAGGATTATAGTAATCCGTCATTATAGGCTCCATAGGATTTACTGAACCTCCGCCTCCGGGAGATCCAACTGTAGAGAAACCTAGACCAAAGTTACCAAAGTTAAAGCCTTCGTCAGTTTCAAGAGGGTTAGAGTTAGAACCAAAACCTATAGGTGTTGTAGCATCGCTATGAGTAGAACCCCCATGAGCAAAGGCTTGTGCTGTTTGTGACCTCACATCATTGGTTGCTGACTTTATTTGTTGAGGAGTATTATTAGCACTATTTGTATTTATAGTAATACCACGCTGGGTTAACTGTTGCATAAGTTCAGGATTCTGTTGAGCAGTAACCATAAATCTATCAATAATAGAGTCTATTTTAGTAGGATCACTATACTGACTATCTTTAGGTTCCCCAGTTAAACCACCAACAGCAAAGCCTTTAGCTTTCATACGAGAATTAACCATAGAGTCATTCTTAGCTACTAACGCAACTTTGTCCATTAACCCCCCTTCGTATACACCTGTAGTTAGTGCCTGCTCTAGAGAAGCTATGTCTTCATCTGAAATACCTTCAGGTTTAGCAGAAGCAACATCCATAGGCATACTTTCGTCGGATACTGGCTCACCACCAATACGACCCTCAGATTCCATTTTAGCTAGACCCATCTTAGCTTTCATTCTTAAGTCTTCTAAGAAAGCTACACCAAAGAAACGAACAACATCTGCAGGTACAACATACTCACCTTCACTAAGTCGTGCATCAATATCATCACGTACTTCTTCCGGTAAAGATCCCGGAGGTACTTCATTGCCACTTACTGGGTCTACGTCATTAGATCCGCTAGCTAGTGCCATTTCCATTTGTCTGCTCATTGAGTTGCTCCTTGGGGCTTCTTCTGTTGCTAGGCCGCCAGTAGCAAAGCCTAATTTTGTTTTAAATTTATCCCATAAGCTAGGTTGTCCGACATCTTTACCATAGCTATTCATTCTACCAGCTTCTTCTTCTGCTAGTTCTGCCATGACTTGTTCGGGATTGTAGCC